TGCCGCAGAACGGCGGTACGGCGTCCGTCACGGTCACCCAGGGCGTCACCCGCACCCAGGTCAACGTCGGAACATCCACGGGCCTGCCGGTGCAGGAATTCCGCCTGCCGGACACTCCCGTCATCAGCGGCACGGTCCACGTCTTCGTGGACGACGTCAGCGGCCTCACCGAGTGGACGCTCATCGATCACATCGTGGATGCCGACCCCACCGACAAGGTGTTCTCGACGTTCCTGGACGAGTCCGGCGCCACGTGGATCCGATTCGGCGACAACCTCAATGGCGCTATCCCTTCCAACCAGCTCACCATCTACGCGACGTACCGCGTGGGCGGGGGAACGCTGGGCAACGTGAACCCCGGCGTGGTCAACTCCATCGCGTCCTCGACCCTGCCCGGAGTCACCATCGCTCTCGACTCCGGCGGCAACGCGCTCACCTCCGCCATGGTCGGCGGCGCGGACCCGGAGACCAACGATCAGATCAGGGCGAACGCGCCGAGATCGTTCCGCACCCAGGACCGGTGTGTCACCCTCGGCGACTTCTCCGACCTCGCCCTGACGCAGCCGGGCGTGGTGAGGGCCAATGCGGTGGCCAGCACCTACACCTCCATCTCGGTCTTCATCATCGGCCCGGACGGAGGTACCCCCAGCACCACGACGATCAACAAAGTGCAGTCAGCTCTCCAAGCCAAGGCGCTGGCCGGTACCGCGGTAACCGTCTCCGGCCCGACCGTCGTCGCGGTCAACGTCGGCAGCACGGCCAACCCTGTCGTCGTCGAGTGCTGGCCTCGGTACTCGCGCGGTGCCGTCCTGTACGACGTGAAGCAGGCACTCAAGACCATGCTCTCGTTCGCGTCTGTGGACTTCGGGATGCGGCTGACGCTCTCGGACTTCTACAAGACGATCCTGGCGGTGGACGGCGTCCGCTACGCCTCGATCCCGATGGTCGCCCGCGCCGACGCGGCCCAGACCGGTACCGCCGACGTCATTTTCCGCGCCTGGGAGATCCCCAAGGTCGGCGACATCTCCCACATCACCATGACCGGAGGTATCGGCTAATGGCTGCCGTCTACCCATACCAGTACAAGTCTTTCGCCACGCACAGGAACCTCGTGGAGGACATCGACGCTTCCCACGTGAACAACCTCCAGGACGAGGTCGCTGCCATTCAGCAGACCCTCGGCATCGCGCCGCACCAGGACACCAAGCTGGTCATGAAGACCAACAAGTGGGCCTCCGTCGGTGCGCGACTGGACTCCATACAGCGGGGCAAGGGAATACCGGCCTGCTACCTGAACAAGACATCCGATTCCTATAAGAGGACGTCCACTTCGCCACCCAAACTGCTCACATGGCCCAAGCCCGGCAGCGCATTCGATCCCGAAGGTCTTTACACCAGCGCCGGAATCAGAACCAACCGGGGCGGCTGGTGGATGGTGACGGGCCGATGCAAGTGGGGACCGGACACCGCCCACCAAGGCTCCGACCGTCAGATCGGCCTGTACGCCAACGGCCACGAGCTGATGACCGAGGACCTGACGCCCATCGACGACGGCTACACCCACATGCACATCGCCTGGCAGGGATGGCTCGGCGCCAACCAGACCATCACCCTGGGCATCTACCACCCGGTGACGAACAAAACGCTGTCGGCGAGCCACCTCCACGTCGCGGCAGCGATGCTCCGGGAGTCGTGACGCACCCATGGGCACATACGGCATTGGCATCTACGGCATCGCCAAATACGGCACGGACATCCACCCCGAGTTCGATGTCTCGCCGTTCACAGCCACACCCACCGACTACACCAGCGTTCTCCTGGACTGGCGGGCTCCGGCCGGTTCCTGGGACACGCTGCGCCTGATCCGCAACAGATACGGATGGGCCGTCGATGAGAACGACGGAGAGATCCTGCTGGAGGAGGGCAATCTGTCCTCCTCGTTCCTCGACACGGGAGTGGCGGGCGGGAGCTGGCTCTACTACACCATCTTCATCAGCGCGTCCGGCCAGTGGTCCAGGGCGGGTACTGCCTCTGTGCTCATGCCGAAGAACAACGGCTACGCCGACCTGCTGTACTCGCTGGTCCCGGACTACTACAAGATCGACGTCAAGGACGGCAACGCCGCCACCGACGACTCCAACACAATCAACCCGTACCTGATGCCGTTCCTGTCGATTTTCGGGTTCGGGTTCGACATCGTGAAGTCGTACTACGACTCCAATCGGTACACCAACGACGCCATGCGGACCCACATCGGGAACATCCCGCAGATAGCCGCCCAGTTCGGTATCCACTACGAGCCGTCGACCCCGGCCTACCTGTTCCGTCAGCGCATGCGCGACGCGGCCACCCTCGGCCGCCAGAAAGGCACCCTGGAACAGCTCCGGTCCCTGATCTCGCAGACCACCGGCTACGACGTCGACCTGAGCATCGGGAACAACCTGATGCTCAGCGACGACCAGGCCAGCTTCAACCACCCGAAGTACCCCAACTGGGATCCTGGCGTCAACTACGCCACGGGCGAGCGCGTGAAGTTCGGCAGCTACCTGTACCAGGCGGGCTCCAACGGCGCGTTCGGTCAGGCGCAGGCCCCGACGGGCACCAACTCCAGCAACGCCTTCTGGACGATCGTCTCCCTCACCAGCGACACGACGCTGCTCAACGCCAACGGCAACATTGCGGGATGGGAGGAGATCTCCTTCACGGCCGGTGTCTCGCCGGGCACCAACGCGGTCCAGGTCGGTGTGGGCGCGCAGAGCCCGACCAACCCGAGCGACAATGCGGGCAACGCGCTCATCGTCAAGAACAACAACTCCGGTGCGGTCACCGCATCCATGGGCGTCCGGTCGGTGGCGAGGATCAACGGACAGGGCTCCATGGACCCACAGCAGCCAGTGCTGTGGGGCATCCCCATGCCGTGGGTCTCGCAAGCCTGGGACAACTCCGTTTACTACCAGCCGGGCGACCTGGTGATCTACCACGGACGCACCTACGAGGCGCTGACCGCGAGCCTCAACGCGGCACCGTCGGACAACGCGACAGCAAATGCGCAATGGCAACCGCTCGCGTATGACGAGCGGACCCAGGTGTGCCTGTCCGGTTATACGCAGGCGTATAACGGGGAGCAGGTCCAGGTGTACCCGTTCGTGGAGTTCTATGACTCCCATGGGGCCCTGATCTGCTCGTTGTACGCAGATCAGGTGCCGTCGTACACCGTGTTGGACACCTTCACGCAGGGCTGGTCCGACTGGACGACGCGTAATACAGACGTGGGTGCGCTGGCCTGGACGCAGAAGGTCGGCCAGTGGACTGCCGGTGGTTTTGCAAACGGCTCCGCCTATCCCAAGGGCACCAGCCGCTCGCTGGCCACGGTCACCGGGCACGCGGACGGCGCCGTGTCGGTCACCTTCGCCGTCGCCGCATCAGGCACCCTGCAGCAGGGGGTCATATTCCGCTACCAGGACCTCTCGAACTACTGGCGGGCCGGGCGAGGATCCCTCTACAGGATCTCCGGCGGAGTGACCGCGGCCACCTTCCCCTACAGCCAGGCTTTCTCCGACGGGGACCGCATCACGGTCTCCTTCTCAGGCTCGAACATCTCGGTCAATAAGAACGGAACACAGGTGCTCTCGATCTCGGACTCCAACCTGCTGACAGCCACCGGAGTCGGAATGGTGGTTGAGTGATGGCTACGTACTTCCTCACCTTCGAGAACGACGACGACTTCGCACCCGTCTTCTCCATCTCCGGAGACATCCAGGGCCGGGTCTACTCGTCCTACGCGCCGCAGCTCGACGGCGAATTCACCATCGATGGCGACCTGGGAATCATCATTCCCAGGCCGAAGCCTGCGCTGCCGCTGGCCGGGGTGTTCACGGTCCAGGGAACACTCAAGGCCGGACTCCGCACACCGGTTGGTGTGTTCAAGGACTTCGCGCACTACCCCTACGGCGGAATCGACCCGGCAATGGCAAGGATCGGCGCCACCAGCGGGGCACTCACCTCCGCCGCAGCGGGCTCCTACAACCGGCAGTACGCCATCTTCACGGCCCCCGCGGACTACCCCGTCTCCCAGGGTGCCTACGCTTGGAAGAGGGCCGCGTACGCGAGCGTGGGATTCAAGTTCGCCAACATGTCCTACAACAAGCACCAGCTCCTGGACGCGGTCCAGTTGGAGACTGTACCGCTCGGAGCGACCGGCCCCTCGACCTACCAGGCCGCCCGACAGATCCAGGTTGTCGTCAAGCCCACCCGGCTGAACTACGCGACCAACCCCAACTTCGAGAGCGGGCTGACCAACTACACACCGACCGGCCAGGCCACGCATGCAATCGACACCTTCCGCTGGCAGGGCTCGCAGGCCCTCAAGGTCACGGTCCCGTCCACGGCAACGTCAGACAGCGGACTGTCCCTCCCGGTGTCCGGACTCATTCCCGGCCGCCAGTACGTCATGAGCGCCCGCGTGGCTATCGCCCAGGGATGCGGTGACGTCGCCCCGTGGTCCGGGGGAGGCTCGGTGCAGGGACAGAAAGTCTCCTGGCGCAACGCAGGTGAGTTCACGGACCCTGCCAAGCAGAGATGGCGCACCGTCTCCGTCACGTTCACCGCGAACGCCTCCAGCGTCTCCGTGGGCGTGAACGTCCTGAAGAGCACCATGGCGGCGGGAGTGGCCAGCATCTTCTGGGTCGACGGAATGCTGGTCGAGGAAGGGGAGAGCGTCCGCCCGTATTTCGACGGATCTATGGGAACGGACTACCTGTGGGAATCCGGAGGTTCCGCCAACCTTTCCCGCTCGTACTTCTACGAGAACCGAATCGAGCGCGGTTACCTCGTACAGACGCTGCTCGACGAGAATACCCCTCTAGGAATTACCGCGGCAGTTCCGCAGTACGCAGTTCTGCCTACCCAGTAAGGACCCTAATGAACGTCTACGTCACCGGCGCCGCGACAGTCGTCGTAGGTCTTGTCCTGCCCATCGTGGTGGCCCTGATCACCCGGCCCTCGACCAGCGGCAGCGTCAAGTCGGCACTGCACGGCGCGCTCGCCGGAGTCCTCTCCGGGGCGGGGGCCTACCTGGCCGATCCGCACCCCGACTTCGGTCCGGCCTTCGTCGTCACTGTCCTCACCGGGCTGACCGGCACGGCCTTCTACCGCAAGGTGCTGAAGAAGTACCCGTGGTTCGCTGCGGTGCAGAACGCCTTCGTTCGCGAGGCCGCGACCCGGCTTCATACCGAGGACACCGCAGCCGGGCGGCCCGAGAAGGTATGAGCGATGAACTGGCTGCACGTCCTGCTGATCGCCTTCGCCACCTTCACCGCGTGGGAGTGGGTGCTGGTCGCCCTCCCCTTCGCCGTCCCGGCGTGGCTCCAGCCCGTCGTGGTCGTCGCCATCGCCTACGGCGCGCAGCGGCTGAACGAGTCGTGGCTGGTGGCCGTCGCGGCGGCCGGAGCGGTGGCCCTCCTTCATACCGCCGTCCGGTCCGGTGTAGTGGAAGCACCCCCGCTGCGCCTGCCCCGGAGACACCCCTCGACTGGCCGCAGGGTGCCTGACCTGCCCTGATCGTCAACCGACTTGAAACCCTCGCTTTACAGGCGGGGGTTTCTTGCATTTAGAACCGATACCGAGGTATGGTCATCCCCGTCGCCGATCAGGCGCAGAACCCACCACCCACTCACCTGGAGCTGACTTGAGCACGCCCATCACCCTTGCCTTCGCGGGCAACGCGGACGTCGACCTGGACAACGTCAAGGCCCTCCTCGGAGACCTCGTCGGAATCGGCGAGGAGGACGCGGACGGCTACCCCGCCGAGTCCGACCGCGAGATCAACCTGATCTTCCCCATCACCCGCAGCCACCTCTCCGACGGCCTGGAGACCGTCCTGAAGTGGTCGGAGTACGCCGACATCCCGTTCGTGGCCGTGGCCGACAACGCCCGCAGCCGTGCGACGGAGAGCATCCTCGGTGAGGCTGAGGAGGTCGTCCACAACGCCAACGTCACCGCGGGGGTCATCGACCTGCTGAAGAAGGCCGACAGCGACGGCCACGAGGTCAAGGTCATCCTGCTGTGGGGCGAAGAGGGCAGCGTAGAGGCCGAGCTGCTGCTGGACGCGGCCGAGCAGGCTGGCTTCAAGTCCTACGACCTCGCGGCCGGACTCGACGACATCTCCTTCGGAGACCCGCAGGGCAACGAGGAGCCCGAGCCGGAACCCGAGCCGGAGGAGCCCAAGCGCGGTCGCCGCCGCGGTCGTCGCAACGCCGAGCCTGAGCCGATGGAGCCCGAGGAGCAGCCGCTCACCGAGGATGAGCCGGAGGAGAAGCCCAAGCGCCGTGGTCGCAAGGCCGAGCCGGAGCCCGAGGCCCACCCGGTCGAGGAGGACATCGAGGAGCAGATCGACCGCGAGGCCCGCAAGGTCCAGCGGGAGACCGCACCGGTAGCCGACGAGGAGATCGACCTCCTGCTGGTCCGTACCGCTCTGGAGTCCGCCTACGCCGCCTTCCGGCTGGAGGACGAGCGCAGCGCGGTCATCAACCAGGCCGACGTGCGCGAGCGTCCGCTGACGGAACTCCTGCGCAAGGCTCTTCATACCCTCGGGGACGCGGCCGAGAAGGCCACCAGCGCCCCGGAGAAGGCCGAGGAGCCGGAGGCCGAGGAGAAGGAGCCGGAGGCCCCTCGCAGGCGTCGTGGACGGCCGCGTGACGAGGAGAAGACCTTCGACTTCCTTGAGGACGAAGAGGGCAACCTCACCCGCCGCGGTCGCGGACGGATCCCGCGCGGCACGAAGGTCGTCAAGTTGACCCGTGCGGAGATCGAGGAGCGCGGGCTCGAACTCGACTCCGAGTAAGCAACGCAAAGGCCCCCAGCGCTGACGAGGTCTGAGACCTACAAGTCACTGCTGGGGGCCTTTGTCCACCACACCCCGGAGCCCACCACAAACCCCGGGAACGGTCCGAAAGGACCAGGCGAGAGAAAGGTTACCAGGATGGCATCACTTCATACCTATTGCTCGCTCGGAGCGGCCGAGTGAGCATCCTTCGCGTCAAGCGCACCAAGGGATACACCACTATCCCCAACTCCGCCCTGTGCGACTCCCGGCTTTCCTTCCGAGCACGAGGCGTGCTGGCCTTCCTGCTGGCTAAGCCGGACGACTGGGAGACCAGAACCACGGACCTTCCGCGGACCCCGGAGACTCCCAACGTAGAAGGCAGAGACGCTGTCCGCACAGCGCTGAAGGAGCTGCGCGAGCTGGGCTACATGAGCCAGGAGCGCGAGCAGTACCGGGACGAGGAGACGGGCAAGTGGCTCTGGCGAACAGTCACCGTAGTGCGGGATTTTCCGGAGCCTGAAAACCCGTCGCCGGAAGACGTACCGAGAACGGATTCCCAGGCGTCGGAGAGTAGTTGTCATATACCAACTAAGGAGGAGGCTTCCGAAGACGGGTTTTCAGGCGCTCTCCTACTACCTAACTACATAACTACTAATAGCCAGGTAGTAATAGAGAAGACTACGTCTTCTCCACCGCGCCGACCGGCGCGGTCAGATCCTGACCAGGCTGAGGAGACCTCCAGGAGGCCAGGCGGGAAAGGGTGGGACGCGGTGCGTCCTGTCTACCGGCCCAAGAAGAAGACCAAGCGGCAGCAGGCTGAGGAAGCAGCCCAGGCGGAGAAGGAACTGGACCCGGCTTACGTCGTGGCCCAGGCTCTCGGCGAGGATGACCCGGCAGACAGTCCAGGCGACCGTCTCCCGGCCTCGGACGATGATCTGGCCCCTCCGGTCCGGCGAGGTCGTAAACCACGCTCCCTGCGGCCTTCTGAGGTCCTGGCCTCGTTCTTCGACAAGCGGGCCCAGGAGGTAGGCCACCCGGTCCCCGGCACGACCAACCTCGGAGCCCTCTCCGGCAACTTCGGCCGGTGGATGCGCGAGGGGACCACGAAGGAAGAGATCACCAAGATGATCATCACCTACTGGTCCTCGTCCTGGCAGCGCTCGGAGAACGTACCGGCCTGGAAGGACTTCCTCGCCCAGCGCGGTCTCCTCGCCGGGCGCCAGGCCAAGGTCGAGAAGGTCAACGAGATGGAAGCGAATCGCTTCAACGAGGACTACTGGTCCTGACCGGCCCCCGAAGGGGCGGGCTGCTGCGATGGCGGACCGCCCCTTCTTCATTCAGAATCGATACCCTTGAACCGATACCGCGTGCTAGCATCCTGTCTCGCAGTTCCCACCACCACGAGGAGGTTCCATGGCGACTGACCCCCGGGTCCACGCGCTGCGCATGGCGGAGTACCAGATCCCCATGCGGCTGCGCCATCTCCGGCTTCATACCTTGGCGGACTCGCCCCACAAGGCGGTCTGCCAGAGCTGGTTGGACGAGCTGCGGGACCACTTCGTCACCGACAAGCGGCCCCTGGAGGAGTACCCCGAGGACTGGTCCAAGATCGGCCGCGGCCTGCTCTTCATGGGCCCTCCCGGCACCGGCAAGACCTCCCTGGCCACGGCCGTGCTGCTGGAGATCTACTACGCCAAGCGGCTGCCGGTGTTCTTCATGGCCTACGCCGAGTACGTGGCCATGTCGATCGAGCAGTTCGGCCTCCAGGACAAGAAGGAACCTGAAGCCGTCCACCGCTGGTGGGAGATCGAGGACACTCTCAACGCTGCCCGCATGGCACCCGTGCTGCTGCTGGACGACGTCGGTAAAGAGCACCGGACCAAGACCGGCTACGCGGAGAACGAGCTGGACCAGCTCCTACGCCTTCGGCACCGCGAGGGACGGCCGACGCTCATCACCTCCAACGTCCCTCCGCGGGACTGGGGGAGCGTCTACCACGAGTCGATGGGCTCCTTCATCAAGGAGGCCTTCACTCACGTGACCGTGGTGGGGGAGGACCGCCGTGGAGCGCGGTGACATATCGAACGAGGTCGTACCGCGACTCTTGATCGCCTTCGAGGGCATGCTCGGGATCCTCCCCGAGAAGCCCAATGGTCGCGTCGTCGAGACGATCACCCGCAAGTTCGGGCGACGGGAGAAGGCTGCCCAGCGGTCCGTGGACGCCTACGAGATCAACGACGCCCTGGCCCGGGTCATCTGGGACACCACGTGGCGCCACAAGTACTCGGTCGACGTCGTCACGTACCTCGGAGAGGACGCTGTAGCGCCTCTGGAGGCCCGTCTGGACGTCGAGGGGCTTCCCATTGGCCGCGTGTGGTCGACGACCCCTGAGCGGCTTGCCAGGCGCCTTCCCTACATGCCGGACGTCGCGGCCGTCTTCGACAACGAACACCACCTGGTCTACGGCAGCAAGGGGCGCATGCTCCCGGCCATACCCACCACCCTGATAGGAGCGCTGTAGTGGCGGACTTCGAGCGCCTGCTCGTCTCCCGCATTATCCAGGACAAGGACCTGGCCGATGTGGCAGACGCAGGTATCACCCCGGCCTTCTTCGGCGACCCGGAGAACAAGCGGGTCTTCCAGGCCATCCTCCGGCACAAGGGGACCTACGGAGAGGTCCCGAGCCTCACCACCATCAAGACCGACTTCCCCACCTACAAGTTCGTCCGCGTCGAGGACAGCATGCAGGTGCTGACCGACCGGATCAGGGAACTTCATACCTTGGCCCTGCTGGAGCAGGGCCTGGCCGACTCGGTCGACGCCCACGAGGAGGGCAACGCCCTGGCCGCCATGGCCGCGCTGCACAAAACCCTTGCGGACATCGCCGCCGCGGTGCCCAACGCCCGCGACACCGATCTGACCGAGACCGGCCAGGCCCGTCTGGCGCGCTACCTCGCGCTCAAGGACCTGCCCGACGGCCTGCGAGGCATCCCAACCGGCTTCGCGACGATCGACCGTGCCACCCAGGGCCTCCAGAAGGAGCAACTGGTCACCTTCGTCGGCCCGCCGAAGGCTGGTAAGTCGACGCTGCTTCTGCTGGCCGCCATGTCCGCCCACCTGCACGGCGAGCGTCCGCTGTTCATCGGCTTCGAGATGAGCAACGAGGAGCAGGAGGAACGTTTCGACGCCATCCGCGCGGGGATTTCCCACGCCCGGCTGAGGAACGGCACCCTCAAGAAGTCCGAGTGGGACAAACTCGAAAGGGCTCTGCGGGAACTGGAGGCCATGCCTTCGTTCTTCCTTTCCTCGGACTCCATGAATGCGACGACGCTTACCGGTGTGCAGTCGAAGATCGACCACATTCGGCCGACGATCGTATTCGTGGACGGCATCTACATGATGCAGGACGAACTCGGCGAGGCTCAGGGATCCAGTCAGGCGCTTACCAACCTCACCCGAGGGTTCAAGCGCATGGCGAAGAACCTGCAACTCCCGATCGTCATTTCCACGCAGGTCCTTGAGTGGAAGATGAACAAGAAGAAGGGCATCACCTCCGACTCGATCGGATATTCGTCCTCCTTCGCCCAGGACTCCGACGTGATTCTCGGTGTCGAGTGCACGGAGGAGACGGACATCAACAAGTTGAAGGTCGTCCTGGCCCGTAACTGCCCGCCCCTGGAGACCTTCGTCCAGTGGGACTGGGAATCGGGACAATTTGAAGAGCTGAACGAGGACCCGTTCGCAATGGATGACGCGGAAGGCTGGCAGGAAGATGCCATCGCAGCCTACTGAGAGACGCACGCTCGTATTCGCAGGGAACTATCGGGAATTCGCGCACTGGTGCCGAGAGAACGGCAGGAATCCCCACGACAGGAATCTCATCTACGCGAGCGAATGGTACCGGCTGCAAGGCCTCAGCGATATAGACGTGGTGTATTACGGCACGTACTACCTGCGCCGTGACTACGACAAGATCATGGAAGCGATCCACTGGATAGGGAGAAGGAGTAAGAGTGCCCAGGGCTAAAGCCAAGGGGTGGGATGCAGTAGGTACTCCGGTACCCGGTAACGTCACCGCCTGCCTCGACGAAATCGGTCTGGAGTACAAGGTCCAGGGCGACGAAATACACATGCCGTGCCCCATGCATGAGGCGCGGATTGGAAAGAAAGACCGAAGCCCATCCTTCTCTATAAACTCCGACGCTGGCTATTTCAACTGCTTCTCCTGCGGATACCGCGGCCCGTTCGTCGTCCTGGTAAAGGACGTGCTGGAGATCCCGCACGCCGACGCGGTGATGTGGGTCCGTCAGCGCGGCGGGATCGAGAAGGTCAAGAAGTTCCTGGCCAAGAAGCAGCCGAGCCAGGTCGACACCAGTAAGCAGATCAACGAGGCGTCGCTGGCCTTGTACGTCACTCCGCCGATCGAGGTCTGCGCCAAGCGCCAGTTCCTCCCGCAGGACGCGGAGGAGTGTGGCGTGCTCTGGGACAAGAAGCGGAAGATGTGGATCATCCCCGTGCGCTGCCCGGACACGGGCCTCTTGTGGGGCTGGCAGGAGAAGAACGAGAGGTACTTCCGCAACCGGCCGCCGTCCATGACCAAGAGCCAGACCCTGTTCGGGCTTCATACCTACGAGGGTGACCTCGCCATCCTGGTGGAGTCCCCTCTGGACGTGGTACGGCTGCGGTCCGCTGGCTACACCGCCGGGCTCGCGTCCTTCGGCGCCGGAGTCTCCGACGCCCAGATGAGCCTGATCCGCGACCACTTCGACACCGTGGTCATCGCGCTGGACAACGACAAGGCCGGGTCTGAGGCATGCGCCCGGCTGCGCAAGGAGTGGACCGGACGCGGACTCACCCTCCGCTTCCTCGACTACAGCCTGACCGACGCCAAAGACCCCGGCGACATGACGGACCTGGAACTCACGGACGCCATCAACAACGCCTACTCCTCCGTCGTCGCCCGCTTCTAAGGAGACACCTATGCAACCCAAGAAACGACTTCATACCTGCGGCAAGCGCCGGTTCCGCGACCGCGTCTCTGCCGTACTCGACATGCAGCGGATCCAGCGCAAGCACGACGCCGACCGCGACAAGGTCCCCTGCCGGGTCTACGAGTGCCCGCGGTGCAAGGGCTTCCACATGACGTCCCAGCCCGTGCCGGAGGTGCCTCATGCAGGCGCCTGACGGATGGGAACACCTCGGCGCAGACTTCTGGAACCGCGTCGAGCCGGACCCTGACTCCTCCTGTTTGATATTCCAGTCGACCGCCACCCGGGCCTCGTATAACGGCAAGACGCTGCTGTCATACATCACCGGGGGAGACGGCCGACAGAAGCACCGGTCCTGCCGACGGCGTATGTGCGCGAACCCCGACCACATCGCCGACGGGCACTTCGACATGGGCACCCCGTATGCCCCGCGCCCGCGCACGCAGCGGCAGTTCTCCCGGCAGTACTCGCAGTGTTGAACGTCGACCTCCACGTTTATCAAGAGGATGCGGTGGACCGCGCCATCGAGCGCGGTTCCCTCTTGATCGCGTACGAGATGGGCCTGGGCAAGACCGTGATTGCCCTGGCCGCCGTAGAGGAGCTGCTGGCGCTGGAGGAGGTCGAGACCGCGGTCGTCGTGGTCCCGGCCAACCTGAAGTACCAGTGGGCCAAGTCCATAGCCAAGTTGACGGACGTCGCCACCCGAACCATCCGGGTCCGGGAGGACGGCCAGACGCAGGAGATCACCGTACCGACCGAGGAGTACTGCGTCCTGGTCGACGGCGACCCGAAGAAGCGGGCCGCCCAGTACACGAAGATCAAGACGTACCGGCCGGACTACGTCATCCTCGGCTACGAGAACGTCGTCAACGACTGGAACTACGTCAGGAGGATCAAGCCCGAGTGCCTGGTGCTGGACGAGATCACTGCGATCAAGACGTTCAAGGCGCAGCGGACGAGGAAGATCAAGCGTCTAACAGCGGCGTACCGCTTCGGTCTAACAGGCACCCCGGTGGAGAACGGCAAGCCGGAGGAACTGTTCAGCATCATGCAGTGGGTGGACGCCGACGTGCTGGGCCGCTTCGACCTGTTTGACAAGACGTACATCAACAGGAACAAGTTCGGTGGCGTCCAGAACTACAAGAACCTGCCTGTACTACACGCCAAGCTGGCCAACGCCATGGTGCGTAAAACACGGCTGGACGATGACGTGCGCCCGTACCTCCCGGAGGTCCAGGAGTCCACCATCCCGGTCATCCTGGACGCGAAGACGCGGAAGGCGTACAAGCGGATCTCGGAAGACTTGCTCGGTGAGCTGCGCGCGGCCGGGCCGTCGATGGGTGAGTTCGATCTGTTCGCGCACTACCACGGAGGAGAGACACCGAACGAGAACAGCCAGCAGGGCAAGATCATGGCGCGCATGCAGGCTCTCGACATGCTGCTGAACCATCCGGACCTGGTCATCCAGTCCGGCCAGCGGTATGAGGAGAGCGAACTGGCCCGCCAGGGCGGGGCGAAGAAGAAGACCTGGCCTGGCTCGAAGTACTGCTATGAGGTGTGGCAGGAGGGCATCCTCGACGACGTCACGACCTCACCGAAGCTGGACGCGGTGGTCGCGGCCGTGGAGGACATCCTGGCCACCCGGGGCAACAAGGTCATCATCTTCTCGGTGAACCCAGACATGCTCGAACTGATCGAGGAGCGCCTGCCGGACGAGTGCGCGGTGTCCTACACCGGACGAATGAGCGGCGCAGCCAAGGCTTACGCAGCCCAGCGGTTCGAGCAGGACCCCGGGTGCCGGGTGTTCCTGTCCAGCCACGCAGGCGCCTTCGGCACGGACTTGTTCATGGCCAACTACCTGATCAACTACGACCTGGCCTGGAGCAGTGGCAAGCAGGACCAGATCAATGCCCGGCACAACAGGGCGAGCAGTCAGTTCAAGGACATCTACATCCTGAATGCCATCACGGTGGGCACCACGGAGCCACGCAAGCTGTCCACGCTGGCGCACAAGCGGAGGGTGGGAAGCGCGATCACGGACGGCCGTGGGGCGGACGGCAAGGGTCGCATCGAGAACGACATCGAGACCCTGACTCAGTGCCTGGAGGCGGCGTAACTTTCAGGATCCCACGGTGGGCGTCAAGTGGTTCTAAGGCTACGATTGCGTGTCACCATGCAGTCATGCGAGAAGAACCACTTGACGCCTTCCTGCGTGAAGGCCTGCGACAGCTCCTGAACCCTCCCGAGGAGCAAGAGGACTGGGACATGACGCCCACGCGCCTGGCCATCCGTTGCGAGGCCGACTCTGTAAATCGGCTGGCCGAAAGTGATTGACGGCGCGAGTCGGGCGAACTAGATTCATCCCTGACGGATCTCGAACGGGAATCGAACAGGGAGGGTGCGATGACCACCATCGCGGAAGCGCTCGGCATCGACTGGAAGCCCGCGGACGAAGCACCGACCTACCAGCTCACCCACCACGCACGGAAGCAGGCTGCCGCCAAGGGCTGGTCCACTGAGGAAATCCTGCGGGCTGCGAACGAGCCGCTTCATACCTACCCCTCGGGCCGTGTCTACGGACAGATGCGCCACGTGCGAGGGGACATCGTGGCCATCATCGACCTCGGCCGTCGGTGCGTCGTCACCGTCTACCGGGACGTCGAGGAGACGGACCTCCGGGCTGACCAGGTCGACATGGACGCTCGCATCTACGGGATCAATCACGGCCAGCAGGCCTCCTGAAAGAATCGATACCAAAGAATCGACACCGTGCAAGCTATCGTGTAGAGTCGCTTGCGCAGCTACTACATCGGAAGAAGGGGAGCACCGCTCCATGGCTACCGTTACCCGACGCACCACCCGACGGGCCGAGAGGCCGATCAACCTGGACCCGGAAACTCCACTGGAGAAGGTCCGCCAGTTCCTCATCCTGAAGTTCCAGGAGCAGCAGATCGTCACCCGCAAGAACAAGCTGCGGGACGACGTCAGCGCCCACGTGGACGCGACCGGCGAGGTCGACGAGAAGGGCAGCAAGTTCTGGAAGCTGCCGACCCCGATCGAGGTCAACGGCCAGAAGTTCACCGAGATCAAGCGCGAGCGCCGCGTCTCCACCAAGCTCGACGTGGACGCCGTCGATACCTTGGTCAACGAGAAGGGCCTGCGCGACCGCGTCTACAAGCAGGTCACCACCGAGGTTCTGGACCAGGACGAGCTGTACGTCCTGAACCAGGAGGGCGTCATCTCCGACGCCGAACTCGACGGCCTGTGGGTCGAGTCCGCGTCCTTCGCCTTCAAGCCGCTCCAGGGCTGACCCATGGGATCCCACGCATACGCACGCCTCGGCTACGACCTCGCCACGCACTACGGATAGGACACCACCACATGAGCACCGCGACCGCCCTCGATGAGGAGTTCTCCGCGCTAGGGGAGCAGTACTACCCCGGCTCCACGCGGCCCCTCGTCCGGCACCCCAACCGCAACACGCTTCATACCGAGCCCGTCCCGTCGGCGGGCGACTGGGACGCCAAGCCCCGCAAGTACGTCGTGGCCGGTACCGAGACCGACTTCTTCACCGTCGGTCAACTCGCCCAGGCCCTCGGCCGTCAGCCGGGCACGATGCGTAAGTGGGAGCGCGAGGGAGTCATCCCCAAGAGCACCTTCCAGTCCCCGGGCCGGGACGGAGACGTACGCGGCCGACGTCGTCTCTACACCCGCGCTCAGGTCGAAGGCATGGTCCGCATCGCGGCTGAGGAAGGCGTCCTCGTCTCCCACCAGAAGCCCATCAAGGAGACGAACTTCACCGCGCGTGTCGTCGACCTCTTCAAGAGGCTGGCCGAGCAGTGAGGGTCACCAAGTCCCGAGAGTTCCTGGTGTCCATGGGCAACTACGAGAACGTCACCTTCGCGGCCTCCGTGGAGATCTCCGACGAGGACTTCCCCAAGGCCAAGTCGCTCAAGGAGCTGGACAAGATCGCATCCGAATTCCTCGACCAGTCCCTCGCGGACGACATCGAGGAGGCCCGGCTCAACACCGCTGAGCCGAAGAGTTTCATCCACTTGTATCAACAGGAGAACACCTGATGCCCCGCACTCTCACCCGCCGTCGCACCTCCCGCGACACCGACGCCTACTCCCCGGCCGACGAGCCGGAGGACGACGTCCAGCAGGACGAGGAAGAGGACGAGCGTCCGGCCCGTGGCTCCCGCCGCGGCTCGCGTCGCCAGTCGCTTCATACCCAGGAGGACAAGCCCTCCCGCCGCAGCCGTCGCGCCCAGGACGAGGACGACGAAGAGGACCGCGAGCCTGCGCCGAAGGTCGGCGGTAAGGGCTGGGGCAGTTACGAGAAGACCAAGCAGGCCACGTCGTCCTTCCCGGATGACTTCAAGGCCACTGGAGAGTCCGTCATCGTCAAGTTCCTCGACGACGAGCCGTTCCTGGTCTACCTCCAGCACTGGATCGAGCGGTCCGGCAAGCGCTCCTGGACGTGCCTGGAGAACCGCTGCCCGCTGTGCGACGACCTCGGGGACAAGCCGTCCCAGCAGGTGCTGTTCAACGTCGTGGACTTCACCGATCCGGAAGACCCGCAGGTCAAGGTCTGGCGCGCGGGCCCGATGATCGCGGACATCCTCAAGAACTTCGCGAAGGACAAGAAGACGTCGCCGCTCAACCGTGACGACCTCTACTTCTCCGTCTCGAAGCAGACGAAGAACAAGAAGACCAACTACTACATCACGCCGGTCAAGGAGCGTGACCTCGAAGACGATTGGGACGTCGTCCCGCTCTCCGAGGACGAGCTGGAGGAGTTCGACGAGAAGGCCTACGGCGAGGACATCCTCCAGGTGAACACCCGGAACGAACTCAAGACCATCGCCCGGGAAGCCCTCGACTGATCGTCCCCCAAGGGGGGAGGTTCCGGCACCGCGCTGGGGCCTCCCCCCTCGGCTTCCCATCCACCACCACGGAGAGAGTCATGTCTATCCGCGACTCGGTCATCCTGACCCCCGACCGACTTCATACCGAGCTGGAGTACTTCCTCCAGCAGCCCGCGTTCTCGTTCGACATCGAGACGATCGGTCCGAACCGCAACGTTCCGACCCAGAACGTCGCCAACTGGCTGAGCATGGCCACCAACGGACGGGCCATCGCCATCCCGTTCGGCCACCCCAACGGCGATGTCCTGATCAGTAAGGCCACCCGTAAGAAGAACAAGCTGACCGGGAAATTCGACGCTATCCCGGCCGTTTATGACGCCCCGCCGGAGCAGATGCTCCCCAGCGAGGTGTTCTCCATCCTGGAGCCGCTGTTCTTCGCCGAGGACAAAATCAAGATTGCGCACAACGCAACATTCGACTTGATTTCCACGGCGAAATACTGGGGCGCGATAGCGAGCCCCGAATACAGCGACACCATCGTTTTGCAGTGGCTGCTCGATGAGAATATGAAGCAGAAAGGTCTCAAGGAACTCATCAAGCGCTACTACAAGGTCGATTACGACCAGGAGAGTGTCGGCAAGTGCGTCGAAGCTCACCCCTTTTCCAAGGTCGCGCACTACGCGTACATGGACGCGAAGTACACGTGGCTGCTCTGGAAGCGGTTCCAGCGCTACATCCAGCAGCAGGGGCTGACCCATGTCCGGCGCCTGGAGGAGGACGTTCTGGGCGTGTTGCTCGACATGGGCATCACCGGAGCGCCAGTCGACGAACACGCCATGCGCGAGCTGGTCAAGGACATGAGCGCGCTCCTGGTTGACATCGAGGGCCGGATCTACAAGGCGGCCGGGCAGCGCTTCAACCTGAACGCGCCTGCCCAGAAGGCGGCCGTGCTGTACGCGCCGAAGTCGGAGGGAGGTCAAGGACTCAAGCCGCTCAAGCCGACCGACGGAGGCAAGAAGAAGCGCGACGCTGGCCTGGAGCTGGAGTGGAAGGACTACAGCACCGACTCCGACAGCCTGGATAAGCACCCGAACAACGAAGTCGTCAAGGCGATGCTGGAGTACGCGGAAGTCAGCAAGCTGCTGAGCTACCCGGTCGCGTACCTCGGTGACCCGGAGGACAAGGACAAGCCCTGCCGGATCTTCGACGGCCGGATCCATGCCGACTTCGTCCAGTACGGAACCGTGACCGGCCGGTTCTCCTGCCGCGAACCCAACCTCCAGAACATCCCCCGTCCCGACACCGACCTCGGTAAGCGGATCCGTGGTCTGTTCGTCGCCCCGCCCGGCTACAAATTGGTCGTCGCGGACTACGGACAGATCGAACTCGTGGTGCTCGCCCATTTCATCGGACGTGGTGATCTCTACAAGGGATTCCATAACAGTGTCGACCCTCACTCCGCTACGGCTGCCGCCCTTATGGGTGTGGACGCCAAGGAATTCATGGCGCGGGTCAAGGCGGGTGACCGGAAGTGCATCGACTTTCGCCAGGTCGCAAAGGGCATCAACTTCGCCGTGGTATACGGCGCGGGCCCGGAAAAGGTTGCATCCATGGCTGGCATTACCGTCAAGGAAGCCAAGAAGTTCATGGAGACCCACCAGAAGCTGTTCCCGGAGATCTACAAATTCAAGGAGGACGTGATACGGGTCTGCCGGTCGCGTCGCCCCCCGTACATTCGAACGCTGCTCGGTCGTAAGCGTCGCCTGCCTCTCATCCTCTCGTCGAACAACGGCCTGCGGATGGGTGCGGAGCGTCAGGCGGTTAACTCCCTCATCCAGGGGAGTGCGGCCGACCTCATCAAGCTGGCGATGATCCGGCTGAACAACAGACTGCCGGACGAAATCCGCCTGATCCTCTCCGTGCACGACGAGCTGGTGGTGCTCGCTCCGGAGGACCGGGCAGAGGAAGCCGCCGCGCTGGTGAAGGAAGCAATGCTCGGAGAAGGAATTCAGAAGCTGCTGCGCGTCCCTCTCTCGTCGGACGTGAAGATCGTGGACCGCTGGTCGGAAGCCAAATGAGCAAAGTAATAAAAGAGGTGATGGATTCCGTAGAGTAAAACCCATGGGAAGAATAGCGACGCCGCCCGAAGACAGATTCTGGGCGCAGGTTGAGAAGTCCGATGGGTGCTGGGTGTGGACTGGCGCGAAGCACAAGGGCTACGGCCAGTTCACGCTCTACGGATTCAAGAACAAGAAAGGCCAGTGGCGGAACAAAACGGTACGTGCTCACCGGATCGCGTACGAGTGGCTGGTGGGTCCGATACCCGAAGGCCTGACCATCGACCACGAGTGCAAGAACCACGCTTGCGTGCGTCCGGGACCTAAGCACTGCGTTCCGAAGACCCGAGGAGAGAACACGCTCCTCGGGGACGGCCCCTCAGCACAGAACAAGCGGAAGACGCACTGCTCCAGGAACCACGAGTTCACCGAAGAGAACACCATCCGGAGACCCGGGCGCAGCGGACGTGAGTGCCGCACCTGCGCCAACGAACGCAGGAGGAAGTAATGGGAATCTTCAATAGCAGGAACAAGCAGGAAGAAACGGAACCGGAGGGGCCGCAGGTCGACCTCTACACGCCGCAGATGATCACCAAGCGTCTGCTCTGGGACATCGTCCCGTGCAGCGAGGTCGAGAAGATGCTCCCGCTCATGAACCTGACGCCGGACAGCCCCGACGTCAGCGAAATGGAGCACAAGGCCAGCCATAAGAGGCTTGCGCAGGTAGGACCCCTGGGGGAAATGCTAGCGCTGCTCGTCCCGATAGTTTCCGGGATTACCGCCTCGGCTATGCTGAATAACTCCGGCTTTCCGGCCGACGAAGAAGCCGCGATTACGCTCACGCGCCACCATTCCGTGGTCCTGACTTCCGGCGTCGTCGCGGTACTCGCCAACCTTCTCGACATGGGAATCATCGAATACACGGATGGAGTTATGTTCGGTGAGCAACTTCTGGGCTAACAAGTTGGGAGGAGCGGCCCCTCGCCCGGCCGCTCCGGCCCCGGCCTCCCAGCCGCCCTCCGGCGGCCCGTGGTGGGCTTCCCCGCAGCAGACCTACCCCGCCCCGCGGCAGGCGCCCCAGACAGTGCCACAGCCGC